GCTTGAATCCAAGATAACTCTTGCATCTCTGAAAAGAATACCGAATCCTGTAGTCAATGAAGCATAAGTCTCAATTGTTTGGTTAGATATGATCTTTTCAGATTCTACCAATAATGGTTGAGCATTATACTTAATGATAGCTGCAGAAGGGTCGATAATCATCTGCTGAGTTGCAGGCATTGCTCCATGGATGTAATAGTTAGTTACATCAGGTACTGGAGTTTTTAAGTTAAGATTAGAGTAAGGAGTACCTACTTGCTTCTTCTTAAATTCGTCTAAATTAAGAGTGTCAATAGCTGATTGTTCTCCACCAATGATACATTTAGGAGCTTTACCAATTCTTGACATTCTAATCCAAACCTTTAAAAGATCTTTATATACCAAGGTATTGGTAGTTTCAACCCCAATTACTGGAGCAGATTCTGAACCATTTGCTTGTTCTCCATTGATCAGTGTGTCGATCATTAAAGAATCAATTCCCTGGTTAAGTTTTACTCCGAAATCCTGAAGGAAAATACCTACTACGTTGATAGCTACATATTGAGCTACTTCATAAGGAATCTTGATACCTTTTCCTAACTTTCTTACCTTTAAGGTTTTTTGACCAAAAGAGATAGTACCAGTTTTGAAAGATTCAGCCTCATTCATGTAGTTAGGCATTGCATCACTCATATTGATATGAGGGATTACTACCTGAGGATTTTTGATCGTTTGCTCAGCAGCGATCATATCTGGCCAGATAGGTGATTTACGAAGTCCCAATCTTAGAGCATCTCTAATAATTTCCGGGATAAGCCATCTTACGCTGTAATCTGGTAGTGTGAAAATGTTCTGGATTGTATCCACTGAAGGATTCAAACCCATGTCTTCGAATAGAGCATCCATACTGATACCCCATTTCTTTTTGATGAAGGCTCCTAGAGATACGTCAGTGGGATTCTCAGTATCTTTTCTGAGAGCTTCACAACATTTTACCACGTTCTCTATATCCTTTTTATATTTCGATTTCTCGTGTTGGGTCTTATTCATCTGAATAAAATATTAAAGGTTTTAGATTTAATTATAGATTATCTCAAGGCTACTACTAATGCATCTCCGTCAGCTGCAGCTACTGTCATAGCCCATCCTACTGTAAGACCCTCTTCATTTGCTCCTAGAGCAACATATTTACAAAGTCCAGTAGTAGCATCAAATGCAGAGTATTTAACAGGACCCGGTGTAACTGCTCCACCAGCAAGGGCATTTACTATACCTCTGAATTTAGAAGCAACTGTTACAGTATCTCCTGCAGTACCATTGTGAATTGAGGTACCAATACAATATTCAGATTTATCGGTTCCATCAATCGGAACTACTTTACCAGTAGAATCCAATTTAACAGGTTGGCCTACCTTAACATCAGTAGCTCCAACTACAAAACCTTCATGTTTTACGTTTTCGGAAAATTCACCAATGATAACACTCGTGGTGACCGAACCTAATGATTCTGGCATGATATATTCTTTTTAAGGTTTCTAATTATTTCTCAGTTTCCTCTTTTGCTCCCAAATAGGAAGTTGCATGGAATTCTTTCATAAGTGAGGCACTTACATCAGCATCTGTAAGGTTAGCAGGTTGTTCTCCCCCTTGACCTTCTCCTTGACCTTTAGATGCAGCTGACATCCTTGATACATTATGAGAACCACAATCTTTGCAAGATGCTTGGAATTTCTCATCAGCTAATCTTTGATACTGAGATAAGAAAGCTTTAGATGTGTTATAATCTGCTTTAGCGATTAATTCCATCATAGATGCATCTACTGCTTTATCTCCACACGATAAGGTATATAACTTTGATACTTCAGTTCGGATATCCACTAGAGCAGCCTTACCTACTTCAGAATCTGCCTTTAAGGTAGTAATCTCTGTTTCCTTAGCAGTAAGAGAGGTTTGAAGCTCTGTGATTTTGTTATCCTTCTCTGTAATAGAAGATTGTAGGCTTGTGAGGCTATCTTTATCCTTTTTACCTTGATTGATAAAATCACTAAGCTTAGTTTGAAGTTCTGGTTCAGATAATTTTTCCAGATCACCTTGGATCATACCTGCCAAAACCAAAAGTGATATAAGTTGTGCTTTATTCATTTCTGTATTGGTTAAATTTTCTTTATCCGTGTTATTATTATTGTTGTTAAGTATTGTTGTTGGGGTTGTACTAAATGACTCAGTTTCTTTATAAGAGAAGAAGTGAAGCTTGGTTCCTGTACCCGGTGCGTCTTCTGCACTAAACTTATATACCCCAGCTGCATATCCTGGGTTAACTATTTTACCATCTTTACCAACTTTTTGAGCAAAAGCATCAGCCCCATGTGAGACTAAAGATATCTCATGATAATTCCTAACTTTAGTTACATTCCTTTTAATTAAATCTCCCTTCTCATCAAAGGTACCCAACTTATTATAGAATTCCTCATCAGAGAAATTATGTGATTTCTCCCATTCAAATTCCACGGTAACTGAAGTAGAGTGGATAGATGGGGGGTCCATCATAACTCCCCTTGCTATTTGGGGTCTAGCTTTACCATCTATTTTAAGTCTAGCATTAAATCCTGCAGGAATCTTAGTATTACCCGATTTATAGGAATCTTGCCATTCTACATCTAATACACTACCCAATTCATTACCTATTAAAGCTTCATGATTTGGGTAAATTGTTTGACCTACTAATTTAGGCATAGAAGCTTTTAATACTCCATTCATCCCAAAATCTATAGGAGCAAAAGGTCTTACAATTACCTCTGAAAGAGCTCTGAAGATCGGGTATACAAAGTCTTCATCTTTGGGCTCTAGATCTTCTTTTTTAAGATCTGGGTAATATGTAGCAAAGTTTGGAGTAGCAGATTCAAATAACCCAAATCTTTCCATTACTCGGGGAGTTTCTAAATCTCTTTTGTTGAATTCCCCTAGAACTAATCCTTTTGGGCAGGTATTGGATAAGAGATTATGTCCAAATACTAATCTTTCTATACTTAGTCTATAAGCCATAAGTTAAAAGTTAAAATCTATAACTCGTTTGATTGCTTGATAATTATTAACAACTTGAGCCATTGAAGGAGCTTGGAAAGCTATGACTATAGCACAACTATAAACCTGTCCTATAGATGGTGGTTGATTTCCTGCACTCTCTATTCTTTGCATTATTCCCCCTTCTCCGGGTTCTACAGCTAAAAAATTAACTCCAGCTAAAGCCAATGATTGTAGAGTCTGATTACTTACTCCAACAGCATTAGAGATATTCCCCAATTCTGTACTTAATCTGTCAATCATTAATTGTAATTCCTGTGCTCTCTTATTCAGAGCATCTCTTTGAGCTTGAGTATTAGCTCCATAAGTAGGAAAAGCATTACCTAATGTAATTGAAACCCAGTTACTCATACTTTCTTACTCCTATCATTAATTGTACCTTGTGGTTTCTTTTTATCTGTACCTTTTCTATCACTTCTATCTTTTCCATCCTCTCTCTTCTGTTTCTTCTGAACTCCTCCAGGATCCTGGTTAACTACGAAAGGAACTACTGGTTCTTGTTGATAAGGTTTTTTATAACCCATACCATCAGCGTATTGATCTTGGCTGATAATACCGTCCATTCTAAGTACTCTAAGTATTCTTCCTTTTATCTCCATAGCTTGTTGGTATTTAAGGTCATCTGTAATAGTTGACTTATTAAATTCAACATCTAGGTACTTAAATTTGAAACCTTTTAACTTTAAGTGTAAAGAGTAACCATACTCTAAGTTCTCTTTTACAAGGTTTTGAATGTTAGTTAACTGAGATAACATCTTAGTAAATAAGATGGTTACCATGGTTTCTGTAGTTGACCCTCTACCTAGGAAAGCAGAATCATATTTTAATCCTGAAGCTACTTGGAGTTCATTCTGACTAAATAGAGCTTCAATATTACCTGATCCTTTAGTTGTACTATGAAATTCGAATTCATGGTCATCTTTGAATCCAACGTTTATACCATCTCTAAAACCTTTCTTAACTCTATCAGCAGCTTTACTTAATAGGGATTCTAAACGATCTTGGTAAGCTTTATCACTCTCTCCATCCTGCATCTCGGGTTTTTCAATAGTAACATCCAAATAACCCATTAAACCCAAAGTTTCTACAATGAACTTAATATTGTCGTTCATGTATTTTTGAGTAGAAACAGGATCTAAAGCAGCTAAATAAGGGGGATTACCATAGGGTAAATCCGAATCACTATTTAAACCAAAGTATTTGTAGGTATTTTTATTTAAAGGGATGTAGTTTAACCTAGCTTCTCCATTATTTATTATACCATTTTGTACCTTCTGGTAAGGGTCATATCTTTGGGTTTTCTTGTTATAACCCCAACGAATATTCTCTGGATTAAGGAATACCAAGTTATCTATAGCACTCAACCTAAGAGAAGGGACCCATTCATTAGAAATAGCTCCACCAATCATGATTTGAGCTATCATCTTATTTACTAACCCATCATTTCCAGCTACTCCATCTGCCCAATTTCTAGAAGCTTGCTCAATCTCATAGCGCATAGCTTCTTGTTGCTGAGCTGAAACTCCGGGGTCAAATTTGATTTTATGTCCCGTATTAGCAAGTTGAACCAAGTCTGTTAGGGCTTGGCTCATATCTGGGTTAACTTTACAAAGCTTACGAATTACAGGGATTACTTCAAATTGAAAATCTCCTTGAAGGATAGAGATGATATCATTTATCTTCTCTAAAGTAGTAAAACCTATATACTCGTTCTGACTTACTCTACCCGGGGGTAAAGGGATGTCTGCTCTGTTCTTAGTAGAATTCTGAGTTTCTGATTTTATTTCTACAGCTTTAACCTCTTTAGCTGAACTAAAGGGGTTAATTGAAGACATAAAATCTGTTAGTTTATTTCCCATATTATCTTGGTAATACTGAAGGTCCTAAGATCTTACCCTTTCTAATGAAGTTAGCTATAGCTTTAGCCATTATCGAGTCATCTGTGTAGGTATTATCATCCTCTCCATCATCCCCCCCAGCTCCAGATTTCTTATTTTTACCCATTGCTATAGGCTTATTTTCTTCATCATAAATAAAGGTATAAGCTTCTTGGACAAAGAATGGATCTTTACAAATTATATTGGATAGTCTTATATCTTCCTCAAGTAAACCTATAATAACCGGCCTATTTTTCTTAGTAGTATACCAACCAGGTATTTTCTCCTCTTTTAGTTTCTTTTCTTTCTTTTCTTTGAGAAGTTTAACTGAGTAATATAGATTTGAATAACCCTTTTCTTGAATCTTAGAAGCTACTGCTAAACCTATATCGTTAGACTCGGGAGCGATTAAAGCTTTATTGTAAATCTTACCCAGCTCAATAAGCATATTTGCAAATTCATTTACTGGTACTTGGCCCTTAAAACAAGCAACCTCCTCCCCATATCTATCCATTATAGTAAAGGCTGAATAATCTCGCGCTCTTCCTGTTGCAATATCCGCTCCAATGAAGTATTTATAACCTGGTACAGGTAAAGTGTATATTCTTAAATTCCCATTGTAAGTTTTTATCTTCGAGAATATAGCATATTTCTTTAGGTTTAATAACTCAAAAGAATCTAACTCATCCTCGATAGCTCTGATATCTAATAGGTCAAATACAGAATTACCTGAGGTTAAGAAATCTCCGTCTATCTCTTGAGCTGTTCTTCTGGGTCCTAAAACCTGTCTCTGAGCGTTATACCAAGAAATATCTCTTTCAGGATGCATTGTCCATCGTAATCTAATAGGATTAAATGGATTACCCCCTGCACATGCTCCAACCCATAAACTATGGAAAAAGTTACCAACCCCGTAAGGAGTTGAATTTATGATAGCTCTACCCCCTGTTGAAAGAGTGGGCCAACAAGCAGCCCAGATAGTATTAGCCCATCTTATAATTGCTGCTTCATCTATAACTAGTAGGGAAAGACCTTCAGAACGACCCGCATCTTCTGTTGTAGGGATGGAAGCTATAATGGAACCATTCTCAAACTCCATCTCCATTGCTGTTCCTAGATCAGCTCCTCTCCCATTTATTACAGGTACTTTCAAAAATTCCGGAAGATTTTTGTACATGTACTTAATCTTCCTTAAAACCTTCTTAGCAACCCTTTCCTTCAAAGAAATAATAATAATGTTTTGATTAGGATGGTACATCGCTAACCATAAACAAAACAAGGATATCAGTTCTGTAATACCCGCTTGTCTGAATTTAAGGATTATATTATAAGGCTCATTAATGAACTGCCAGAGAACTGACGTTTGGTAGGAATAAAGGTCAAATTTAACTTTACCTCTAACTGGGTGGATAACGTATATGAAAGTAGCAAACAAAAAAGGGTCTTCCATGACCCTTTCCAGGATTTCTAATTGCTCCTGAGTTAAACCTTGTTGTTTTGTTTCCTTCTTTGCCATTATTTAAATCTATATCCCAATTTCCCTTGTAAGAACATCTTGGGATTTTGGTTTAAGTAGAATATGGGTTCAGCTTTTATATTTACTCTACCATATTCTACGTTGTATTCTCCTGAAATAAGTGGGGATCTCCAGATTGGGTCATAACCCCCATAAGCTAAAATCCTTGTAGTAAACTTAGATGGAGGCTTATGTTTCCCTTTTACTGGATTAGCTCTCAAAGTTCCCTCAACGTACTCATACTGGAAAGCTGAATAACTTACTGGGTATCTGAGAGATTCTATGGATCCTTGGGTATTTAGCAAATCTAAACTTAAACTATCCTGAGTGAATTTCCCTGAAAGCAATTTACTTGCTTTGGGATGCTGTTTTAGATACTCGAGATTGATTGTTGTCATTTGCTTGTTCAAAGAGTCAATTACCATAAGTAGGGAATCTCGCAATTGAACAGATACTCCATGAGTTACTTCCTTGGGGTATTCCACTACAATGTGGGGGTTTACTACAATTCCTTTGGGATCTTGGTTGAAGTGAAAATGGTAATGTGGAGTAATGGTATCGGTTTTGTAATTGTTAAGGATGGGCTTAGGTTCTACGTCAGGCTTATGACTGTGTTGTGATAGGAAATAAATGATGATTAGGGCTAGGATTGTATAGAGCATATCCCTCCACGGTATACTTTGCATATTGCTATCTTTTTTGTTAAATAGTATTTGCCCAAAGAGAGGGATAAATAATATATATTAAAATATATTATATCCCTTCTTTTTCCGGGCGGGTAAAACTAGGAAATAGGATTAATATTAAAGTACCAATCAATTTCATAATCTCTTCTGTTCACTAATCCCTTAACTACTTTCATTTCACCAGGCTCATCTACTATACCATCACCATCATTATCTATCCCATCATGATCAGCTCTAACCTTAATGTAAAGGTGGAAGGCATCAACAATAGATTTATGGTCATTAGGATCTTTCTTTATAGCCTTCACCAGAGTTTCAGCATGAGCAAATGATCCATTGTTATAACAGAACATCACTAGAGCATCAAACTGTCTTTGAGTTAAGTTAACCCCAGAAAAGGTATTACTAACGGTTTTTTCAAATTTAATTAAATCCTTAGTAAACCAGTCCAATGCTTCAGGTTCTATGCATTTCATCCCTGCCTTTACAGGTTTACCATTAATCATGGTTGTACCATACCCTATGGTCCATACTTTACCTGAATCAAGGTAAGCTTCACTTTTGTAAGCTTCACACTTTTTCAGAACATCAATTGCTAAACTACTTGTTTTCATCTTTCTCCGATTTTATCCCAGTTTTTAAAAATGCTACATCTGATGCATGAACTATACCGAACAACATCAGGATGAATACTGCATCCAATGCTAAAGCATAAAGCTGATATAGCCAGTTGTCACATTTTACTATAAATACTATTCTTCCACTGAGATAGCATCCCATAAATACGCTGAAAGCTAGTAATCTTCGAGAAGATACCCTTCCATCAGCTCCCAAGAAGGATTTTCCTACCCAGTTAATAAACATGAAGATATATTTCCACACAATTAATACTTTACCCATGGATTTTACAGTTTAAAAAAAGACCGAAAAGTATTGTGGTATACTATTATTTGATGAACTTGATTACAGATTGTTTTAGCTTGATTTGGGGATGTAAAGGGGACCATTAACTGGTTCCCTTTCTTCATTTTAAGGGTTATTATGGCACAAAACCAATTATAAATATGGCAAATGAGATAACAAAGGAAATTAGACAAGAATTAAAGGAATTAGCTGATAAACTTTTACCTATTCCCAAGCTTAGAAAGGGGAAAAATGGGACCTATGAAACAATAGGAGAGGTGATTTCTATTAGTGGATCCCGATTATTGGAAATGAACCCAGAAGCAAAGCATAAAAATGGTAGTCCTATCAAGAAAAACCTTATGTATGTGATCGAAAATCCAGAACCCTCTATGATGACTGCTAAAAATCACTTCGATAAGTTAGTTGAAGCATTCTATAAGGATGGTTACAAAGGAGTTTTAGAGTATAGTACCCATGTTAAGGATACTTATAAGAAAATCTTAGAGGAAAAACAACCTAAAGAGGAGGTAAAAGAGGAAGAGAAGAGCCAGGAGGGGGTTAAAAATGAAGAAGTCTAGTATTTTTTCTTATTCTGACTTAAAGTTTCTATTTCGAATTACATCTAAATTACTAGAAATAGGTCAAAATTTAAAGAAAAGCTACCTAAATCTAAAATTATACTTTAAAAAATAATATGAACCCCATTATCGAGCAACAAAAAGACAATAGAGATTTCGGAATTGACCCTCGAGATCCGGTTAATGTGATGTTAAGGACTTTACATACCCATCATCCTAATGTAGTAATAATTTCCCCAAGAAGAAAGGGTAATACCTATGCAATACAAAGATGGGTAGAGAATCTAAGTTATCAATATAAACAATTACCTGAGTTCCTTAAACCCAGTATACCTGTAAATGTTCAAGTGGAGGGGGATTTAGTGGTACTTGAAAATGGTAGTAGGATGTTTTTACCTAAGAATTCTACACTAAATGCTAGAGCTATGACCCCTATTGAATACATCCATTTGGGTATTAATATGGAAAAGGGTTGTCCATTTGATGAAGATTTAAATAAGCCCAAGGGAGAATAGCCTATGACAACTATTGCATACTTGGTGGGCTTATATCTAGGCTATAAGCTGGGATATTTAATGGGGCAAAAAGATACCCTTCCCCAATTAAAAGAATTATTTAAGAATATAAAAGAAAAGTTAAAACTATGAAGATACAATTTATATTCGCTTGGTATGACCTGTGGATTGGGTTTTACTGGGATAAAAAGAAAAGATGGTTATATATCCTACCTTTGCCCATGGTGGGTATAATCCTTAAATTTGAGGAAGAGACTAACTCTATATTCAAGGAATGGAGTAATAGAGTAATACAAGAACCCAAAACAACTTTGAAAAATCCATTGACTCAGGAAGAGTATGAGGATTTCATAATAAGCTCTAGAACAAAGTTTGTACCAACTATACAGGATGGGAAGATAACAGAGGTTTCAGTAGTAGAATCCACAATATATGATGGGATGAAAGCTAAGTTCAGAGCTCTAGATGAAGGTCACAACATATCCGAGAAGGATTTTAAAGCTATGAATATTGGGGATTTCCTAGGAGTAGATCCAGCAAGGTTGGGTAAAGAAGTGAAACAGACCTATATATCTGTAATATGTAAATTCTGTGAAGGGAAAGGGCATACTATACAACAAGTAGATGGGTATCCCCTAGCAATTATGTGTCCCCATTGTAATCATGGGATAAAGAATATGCTTGTAAGGGATAGGGATGACACAGTTAATTTTCAGGATACCCCGAGTGGTAGAGTAGTAATACTAGGTCCCCCAACAAATAAAGATTTATTGGTTTTCTCATCTAAGCCCCCAAACAAACCCTGCCCAGTATGTGATCAAAAAGGGTATACTAAGTTCATGGGTATTAAAGACGACTGTTCTACCTGTGGGGGATCGGGGTTAGTGGGTAAAGAAGGTCCAGATCCATATTTACAAACACGATAATTTATGAGATATGTTCTAGGACCTTACCTAAACAAAATAGATCTACTAAACCCTCAGATGGATGAGGAAGAGGAATTTTACAAACACTTAGCTTGTTGTTTAAATACCACTCCCTCGGCATTATATGGGATAATAGGCGGGATAGGATATAAACCTACAATAAAAGAATTAGCTGAGATGAAGAATAGAATAGACAATCTAAAATTACCAAAATGGATGAACTAGGAAAGTTAATAGAAGAAGCAAAGAAAGGATTACTCAATGTTTCTGATTTCTATAAAGATGAGATATATAGCTATTTCATGGCTGAGATTTATTTCAACTTTATAGTGGGGTTAATCCTATTTTGGATACCCCTACTAATACTCTTCTGTATAAGCTTTACAGATTATTGGCAGTATAATCTGGATGGACCCGACAGGGGTATATGGAGGTTCTGTACTTTATTTATGGGGGTAATTGGGCTTATCCTTATAGTGGGATCCCTACATAGTTATGTTATGATCACCCATGCCCCCAAGGTCTATATTACTAAAGAAATCATAGATACCTTTAAATAACATAATTATTATGAGTTGGTCAATTTCGTTTATAGGTAAACCTGAACAGATTATTAATGCCTTGGAAGATCATAGTAGATATATGGGAAGTGGACAATCTAAGGAAGAGTTTGATGCTGCTTTACCTTCACTTATAGGTTTATTAGAACAGAACTATGATAGAGGTGGACAGATGGTAATTGAGCTTAAGGCTGATGGTCATGGGCTTTATACTATAGAGGGCAAAACTTTCAGTTCTTGTAATATCTCTTTAAGAGCTCTAACTGGGATTTTGTTATAGGGATCTCGGGTCTTATAGAGTTGGGCCCGGTAGTATAAAATTTTTTATAGGCTTATAGGTTAATTCCTATAGGCTTTTTTTGTGCCTTGTGATTTGTGGCCTTGGATTCAGGATTTGGGATTCCGGGTCCACGTGTGGGCCTCATAGAAGTGGATTGGGGACACGGTGTCGGTAAATCTTAAAAATTGATAAAATCAGAAGGGGGACTAATTCTAAAATTTAGAATTATAATCCCCCATTTTTGAATTTAGAAATTATGAAATTATTATTTTTTATTTTCTTTTTTTATAATTTCTAACATTCTTTCTAAATCCTGTTTTTCTTTTCCTTCAATTTTATTCCTTAAAGATTTGATTGAATAATCATTAGAAACATAAATTTCTTTATAGAACGTATTGAAAGATTTGATTTGTTCTTTTAATTTATCATTATCTTTTTGAAGATCTGAAAAATTGATAATGTCTCTAACGAATGAATTTAATTTATTTCTTGCGTTCTGTCTTTTCTTTTTAAGTGAATCAGAATCTAAATTTTCATAATCAAATTTATAAACGTTCACTTTCTTTTCTTTAATCTCTTCTGTTAACGCTTGGATATTTTTTGAATCTAAAGATTTTTCTTTTTTAGAAATTTCTTTTTTTGCAGAAGATTTAACGTTTGAATTTTTTTCTAAAGTTTTCATAATTTTCTAAATTTTATTGTTTAACGATTTATTTAATTATAACGTAAAGATAATAGAAATTGTTTTTGATGTCAAGGATTTTTTAAAATTTATTTTTAATTTCTTTTGAAAATTCATTAATTAATGTTTCTATTTTTTGATTTAAGAATTTATTAAATTCTGATTCATTTTTTATTAAAAAATCAGTTAATTCTTTTTCTTCCTTTTTTGAAAATTCATTAATTAATATATCTGAATATTCTATATCATTAATTACAATTTCATTATAATTTATAAATGATTGAATTAATGCAATTGCGATTTTTTCTGATTGATCTTTTAACATAGTTTTAAAATTAAATTTTTTAAGAATTATACTTTGAAAAATTTGTTCTGAATTTAGGACAAGAATAAACAACTTTCTTTTTATGATTTTTAAAATAATTCACTTCTGATTTTGTGAATTTATGTTTTTTAATTTTTTGAACTCCTATTTTAGAACATTCATATTTTTTATGAATAGGACTTTTAGCAAAACTTAATGTCATTGATGAAATAAACATTAAAATAAATAGGATAAATGCGATTGTGATTTTTAGAGATTTCATAATTTTTTTCTTTTTGTTTAACGATGAATCAAAGATAGAACTTTATTTTTTATTTGTCAAAAGATTTCAAAAATTTATTTTTCTTTTTTTTAAAATTTTATTTTCTGAAATCTTTATTTATATAACGTTTCAAAATTAAAAAATGTTTCACAACTTTTCAAATATTTTTAAAATTATTTTTTAGAAAAAATTAAAATCAAATTTTTAAGATTATATACATATATAATATATAACATAAATCCCAGCCTATCAACTTTTGCACTTAAATAACAATTTATACCATTTAAATAACAATCACCATTATTTATGGCCCTAAAGGCCTAAAAGGCCCAAATCCTGAAAAGGCCAGAGGAAAACCCTGATGCCCGTATATGGTACCATTATATAAGGTCAATAAGGCCCATCTAGGATAAGGCACAATAAAGGGCCTTCAGTTATGCACCAAAGGCCCTAATAATTGGTAGCCTGAAACCAAATAAAATCTATAAATCTACCCCATCCAATATATCACCATCTAATTCATTACGATCTTCGTGAGAGACGACTTGTGGGGTAGTGTGGCCTAATATGGGTACCCTCTCATTTTGGAAGCCTTGTTGTTTAGTTGCAATTACTTCGGGTAAGTCTGGATTCTGGTTCGCAATGTTGAGATGTAATTGATTCTTTAGGTCCGGTTTTCTAAGAAGGCCTCCGGTGCCTCTTTCGGTTAGGATCTTTATGGCCTGATGAGTAGTAAGGTATTCATTGTTCTGTACCAAACCTTGGTTGTTATTTTGTATATTAATATTGGTTCCAGATTTAGGTAATAAGGTGCCTAAAAGGCCCACCATACCTTTTTCAGCATCAAGCCAGTTCTTTATGGCACTATTGGCAGTTTGTGATATAAATGGTGCATAAGACCCTCCTTGGGCCTGTAACATCCTCTGGGCCTGATCCTTGGCTGTGTACCGAGCCTCC